AACAGCTTGGACTACAAGTTGGGGTACTACTTGGACTACTGCATGGACTACTTCACAGTCAACAAGCATAGCAACAACAACTAGCTGGAACACTTCACAATCAACAACTACTACTTGGACAACAAGCAGATCAACAAGTCAAAGCACTACAACAGCTTGGACTACTGCATGGACTACTACTTGGACCACTACTTGGACTACCTCACAGTCAACAAGCCAAAGCACCACAACTGCTTGGACCACTAGCTGGAGTACTAACCGTTCCACAAGTCAAAGTACAAGTCAGTCAACCAGTCAATCGACTACTACCACTTGGACTACTTCATGGAGTACAAACAGAGCTACAACTACTGCTTGGACAACTGCATGGACTACAGCTTGGACTACTACTTGGACTACCTCACAGTCAACAAGTCAAAGCACTACAACTGCATGGACTACTAGCTGGAGTACGAACCGTTCAACAAGTCAAACTACTAGTCAAAGCACTAGTCAATCGACTACTACCACTTGGACTACTTCATGGAGCACAAACAGAGCTACAACTACTGCTTGGACAACTGCATGGACTACAGCTTGGACTACTACTTGGATTACTTCACAGTCAACAAGTCAAAGCACTACAACTGCATGGACTACTAGCTGGAGTACTGCAAGGTCTACTAGTCAGTCAACTAGTCAAAGTACTAGTCAATCGACTACTACCACTTGGACTACATCGCAGTCAACAAGTCAAAGCACTACAACTGCTTGGACTACTGCATGGACTACTAGTTGGACTACTAATTGGACTACCTCACAGTCAACTAGTCAAAGTACAACTACTGCATGGACTACATCGTGGAGTACTAACCGTTCAACGAGTCAGTCAACTAGTCAAAGCACTAGTCAATCGACTACTACTACCTGGACAACGTCGCAGTCAACAAGTCAAAGCACTATAACTGCTTGGACAACAGCCTGGACAACTGCTTGGACTACTTCGTGGACAACAAGTCAAAGTACAAGTCAATCGACTACTACATTGTGGAGCACCTCGCAGTCAACAACCACAAGTTGGACTACTTCGTGGAGCACTAACCGATCAACAAGTCAGTCAACAAGCCGTAGTACATCACAGTCAACAACTACGTCGTGGACCACAAGTTGGACTACATCGCAGTCAACAACCACAAGTTGGACTACATCGCAGGCAACAAGTCAGTCAACTACTACTAGTTGGTCAACTACTTGGACAACAGCCTGGACAACAAGCTGGAATACTAGTCAGTCAACAACTACTAGCTGGTCTACATCGTTGAGTACTAGTTTAACGACCACTCAGTCAACAACTACGTCGTGGACTACCTCGTGGACAACTACTACAACAACTAGTACAAGCTGGACTACATCGTGGACTACTACTTGGGCAACAAGTCGTGCTACAGTTCAGTCTACTAGCACAACATGGACTACCTCATGGACAACTAGCGTTAATACTACAAAAAGTACTAACACTACTACTACATGGGCAACAAGTTGGACTACTACTTGGAGTACTAATGTTTCTACATCCACTACGTGGAATACAACCAGAAGCACAACAACTAGTTGGAATACTAATAGAATAACTAACTTCTATATTTAAAGCAATGGGTAGGGTAACTCCTACCCATCTTTAAATTTATACTTGATAGTTGGTTGTATATACTGTATAATTATACAAAATGCAAATTCTTGCCTTTTATATACCATAAATTTTAATCAAAGAAACTTTGTAATGCAAATGTTTAATAAAAAAGCTGTTGAAGAACGAATCGGCAGTATACAAAAAAGCACAACACTCTCGCACCTAAAACAAGTAGAAAAATATTTTAGCAAGCAAGTTCAAAAATATAAACTAGAAGTTAGCTATGATGTAGTGGCAAACGAACTTCCATATTACAAAACACTAAACTACACAGAGTGGGCACATTGTTTTATGTTGCACCCACTACAGCAAGAACTACGCATAAATCAAATGTTAGATGCGTACAACGACACCACTGCTACACAAGTAGATTATGTCGAATACTTTAAAAATAGAGTTACCAGTCGTAATTCTAACAAATATGAGCATATTAATAAAACACAAGAATATGCGCCCAGAGAAGCTCTAGTTATTTTAGTTGGTTCAAACAAGCTAAAAGAGCGAATCTGTTTAAATAAATTGCAGTGGATTAAAGATCGTCATGAAGACGCTGTGTGGTTTAAGCCACACCCACTAACTACTTACCAATTAATTGGTGAGCTAAAAGATTTGTTCGGCAACAACAATGTCACAGATCGGGATGCAGACATGTATAAGCTGTTAGTTTCAGATGAAACCGAAACAGTATATACCTCACACATGAGTGAGTCGGCTGTGTACGCAATATCATTGGGCAAAACTATTGACCCTATTGATGCATACAACAAAGTAGAGCAAGGTAGTTTTTACCACGTTAATAAGTTCTTGTTTACAGAACCAGACCCTAAAGCGTGGATTAATAGAGCCTTGAGCAGTCACAAGTCTGGAATTATTAATCCAGAAGTTGACGTGGACTGGAAAGCAAAAGTAGATGCTTACTTAGAGTATACTACAACTGAGCGTGCTAAATACAAAGACAAGTACGTGTACAAATAATTAAAGGGTAACTATGTCACAAGCTTTTACACTAAGATCAGCAGGTGCTACACTATCGCACACGCAGTTAGACAACAACTTTAGCGCACTAGGCACTGGGTCTGGTGTAAGGTTTAACGCACTGGGCATAGGTGTTGCTGAGGGTGCGGCAGGCACTATTACAGCAACTTCCAACATTACAGCTTATTCTTCTGATCAACGAATAAAAACAAACTTTATTCAAATTCAAAATCCCATTGATAAACTAATGGCAATTGGTGGTTATGAATTTGATTGGGATAAGGATCTTTGTGCACAGCTTGGGTTTAATTACACAAACTTGCATGAACACGGTGTAAAGGCACAAGAAATACTAAACGTAATTCCTGATGCTGTAGAACTTGCACCGTTTGATCGTGATGACAGTGGCGGTTCTAAGTCTGGCCAATACTACTTGACTGTTAACTATCCGCGAATCATTCCTCTACTTATTGAAGCAGTCAAAGCGCAACAAGTTCAAATCAACGAGCTACAAACAAAATTAAATAACAAATGAGTTCATACATAGACAAGTATAAACAAATCTTTGAAGGTGGAAAGTTTATACGCAAAGGCAAATCCGTTTCGCTACAAGAGTACGCAGCTTTTGACGGTGGTGGAATTCGTAGTTTAATAGACACAATCCTTGAGTTGGTCGCAGACAAAAAGTCTGTTACTATCTTAGATTTTGGCTGTGGTACTGCAATTCACTGGCATAAGCATACGCTTGTTAACCGAACAATGTCGCTAATGAGTGTGCTTGGTGAAAAAGTACAAGGCTTTTACAGATATGATCCAGCAGTGGACATTTACAGTAAAAAGCCAGCTACACAGTTTGATTTAGTGGTGTGTTCAGACGTCTTAGAACACATTCCTGATACAGAAATGGAAAGCTTTATTGCTGAAGCCAGCAACTATGTTGCCCCTGGCGGAACATTGATGTTTTCTGTAAGCACCACACCTTCAAACAACTCATTTTTATCTGGCGAAAACATGCACATAAATATCAAATCGCCAGATGATTGGATTCTTGTACTTAAAAAATATTCAACAACAAAAGTAAGCGTTCTATTTAATGGAAAATACACATACTAAAACAGTGTTAGTTACTGGTGGGGCCGGATTTATTGGCCACCATATGATACGCAGACTACTAAAACATCCCGAGTACCAGATCGTGTCACTAGATCGACTGGACTTTTCTGGCAACTTAAACCGCCTTGCAGAATTGTCTAAGGAGTTTAGTACCGAAGACATGAAGCGATTACGTGTTGTGCACCATGACTTACGTGCAGAAATAAACTCTGGTTTAGCCCATCAATTAGGCAATATAGATTTTATTATTCACATGGCTGCTGGAAGTCATGTAAACAGATCAATTGAAAATCCCATGCTGTTTGTACAAGACAACGTGGTAGGTACTTGTAATTTACTAGAGTACGCTCGCAAATACTTGCCGAACTTGCAAAAGTTCATTAACTTTGGTACTGACGAAGTATTTGGCTCGGCACCACCAGGTGTAGATTTTTATGAGTATTCGCGATACAACAGCCGCAGTCCGTACTCTGCAACAAAAGCAGGTGCAGAAGAATTATGTGTGGCATATGAAAATACTTATGGTATGCCTATTTACTGCACGCACACAATGAATGTTTTTGGCGAGCGACAGCTTAATGAAAAATTCATCGGTTTGCTAATCAATAAGTTATTATCCGACCAAGAAGTACTAATCCATGCAGACGCAGAAACCGGCACTAAATCTGGATTACGTCACTGGGTTCATGCAGCAGACGTTGCGGATGCTACAATATTTATTATGGACTTACCTCATAAAGGTTTTCCGTTTCCCAAGTACATCAAAGACTTTACTTGCCCAAAGTTTAATATTGTAGGACAGGCAGAGCATAGCAACTTGTATGTTGCAGAAAAAGTTGCTGAGATTGTTGGTAAGCCACTGAAATACCGTTTTGTAAGTTATGACCAGCAACGCCCAGGACATGATTTCCGTTATAGTCTTAGCGGTGAGTATATGAAAGAACTAGGTTGGGAACCCAAGTATAGTTTTGATACTCGTATCCGTCAAGTAGTAGAGTGGACTTTGAATAACAAACAATGGCTGTAAAATATACTCATTTAACAAACTGCCTGGCTTGTGGCGGCACGCATCTACACAAGTTCTTAGACTTGGGCAAACAGCCACTGGCTAATAGCTATGTTAGCCAGCCGCAAGCAGAGCCAACTTATCCACTAGAACTACAGTACTGCGAACAATGCACCCATGTGCAGCTAACTGTTAGTGTAGACCCAGACGAGCTGTTCAAAGACTACCTGTACGTATCTGGAACAAGCAGCACAGGCCGACAACACTTTCGTGATTTTGTAACCTTAACCGAAAATTATGTTGATAATATACATAATGTTTTAGATATTGCTTGCAACGACGGCTCACAACTAGAGTGCTATAAGCAAAAATCTTATAATACTTATGGCATCGACCCTGCAGAAAACTTACTGGAACTAAGCTCACAACACGGCAATATTATCTGCGACTATCTAACCGCCGACAACATCAAAAGCTTTGGTGTTAAGTTTGATGTTGTAATTGCTCAAAACGTATTTGCACATATAGCCTATACCAAGGAGTTTTTACAGTATGCAGCAAGTTGTTTAAACGACTCAGGTGCTGTGTTTGTACAAACTTCTCAGGCAAATATGATATTTAACGGTGAATTTGATACTGTTTACCACGAGCACCTGTCTTTCTTTAGTCCACGGTCTATGCAGGCTTTGGCGCGCCGGGCCGGGCTTGTATTAACAGATATTCAAATGCCTGATATACACGGCACTAGTTATATTTTTGTACTGCAAAAAACAGGCACAGAACTAGATGTTTCCAAGTATCCAGAAGTTACAAAGAACACAGTTAGTAAGTTTACGACTAAATTATCTGCAGTAACACATGCTGTTAAAGCATTGGTTGATTACTTTAAATCAAACGGTTATACTGTGGTTGGGTATGGTGCAGCTGCCAAGTCTAATACCTTTTTAAATTACAGTAAAGTATCTTTGGACTATATTGTAGAAGATAATTCGCTAAAGCAGGGACTGCTTACTCCTGGCTGTAATATACCAATAGTAAGCACAAAGGTTCTGCAAGACGACACACGCCCTCTGGTAGTAGTCCCACTTGCTTGGAATTTTTATAGTGAGATAAAGTCTAAGATTTTAAACTATCGCAAAGATGCTACTATACTGCGGTACTATCCAAATATTTTAATAGAATGAAACCACACTACAAAGCTATTGTTCTGCTAATAGCTTCTGAGGATAGTGCTAACGACTGCTATATTTTAAAGAAAATAAAGCCAGAATGGAAACCTGTGTTTCCATTTTTTAAAGCAGTACATGAGCAGTATATTAATACTAACAAAGATATACGAGCTTTTTACGTCTACGGAAATACACAAGTTAGTCGTCCTTCAGAACATGACTTAATTTTTAGTAACATACCAGAGACTAACCATCCTGGTATACTATTAAAAACCGTAGCTGCCTTGGAGTACCTATCAGAAAATTTTACTTATGATTACGTTATTAGAACTAACTTAAGTACTTTCTGGGATTTAAATAAGTTACTGAATAGATTAGATACTCTACCCGCAAGTAATTGCGTTAGAGGTACTCCAATGAGTCTGGCTGTAGACAGTACTAGGTATAACTTTATATCTGGATTTGATCTAGTGCTAAGCAAGGATGTTGTACAAGTTATTATTGATAATAAGCAGGAATTAGTAACCCAGCAAGTATATATCAATTTAGAGGATTTGTCAATCTGCGACATTATATCAAAATATACTAAGCATAAATTCGATACCCCCGAAATATTACACTTAGCTGACGATGCTCAAATATTAGAGTTAGTCGATAAAACAGTGGTTTCTATTAAAAATACTGGCAGAGTATTTGACCACTATAGAGTGAAAAACCGGTTTGACAGGCAAACCGATAAACTACTAATGCAAAAACTATTGCTTGAAATATATGGCAAAACACTATAGAGCAGTACTACTGGTACTAGCTTCCGATAACCTAGATATATATCGTAAATTTAAGCAAATATACGAACAATACCTTAATGTTAGCAATGATATTAAGGTATTTTTTGTGCTTGGAAATTCCACCACAAAAAATACGCCCGGAATTAATGACCTAGTATTTGATATTCCGGAAACATATTATCCAGGTATGTTGCAAAAAACCCTGGCCGCTATAGATCATATTAAGAATAACTACAGTTGTGATTATATAGTTAGAACTAATGTAAGCACGTTCTGGGTATTTGATAGATTATTAAAACGTCTAGATACTTTACCAAGCACTAATTATGCTACAGGCCCTTTTAGATCCTGTAAGCATGATGGCAAAGTACTACCATCATATGTATCAGGAACTAGCCTAGTTATGACCAAAGACGCAGCCTTTAGTTTACTAGAAGATCAGAGTATTTTTGATATTGATTATCCTGAAGACTACGCAATGACTAATTCACTGAAAAATTCTTCTGTGATACTACAGCCGCCTCTAACAAGGAACATTGGAATAGTAGAAAGAAACACTGTGTTAACTCAACAAGATCTAGAAAGTTTAGTTACTGATACTAACATAGATCATTATAGATTAAAAAGCAGCAATAATTTGAGATATCAAGACATATTAACTGCAGAATTTCTACTTAAGCATTACTATGGCAAAGAGCTATTATAGAGCAGTTATATTAGTCTTAGCTTCAGAGGGTGCTTTATATAATGCTTTTAAAAACATATACACCAAATATATGTTTAGTAACTATAACATAAAGGTTTATTTTGTTTATGCCGGAAATGTTAGTTTCGTGCCACAAGAATACGACTTAATTTATCCAGAGTTAAAAGAGTGTGTAGTACAGCCGCATCCAACTAAAAAAGTTGTAAGAGCCTTGCAGTATATTAATTCTGTGCATGACTATGACTTTTTAATTAGAACCAACCTTAGTACTTTTTGGGTATTTGATAAGCTATTGAATAGATTAAATATGCTACCAACTACAAAAACAGTATCAGGAAGAATAGGGTACTTTAGTCCCAAATACGTAGTAGGTTTCGATATGGTTGTTACTAAAGACCTTGTGGATATACTAGTAGATAATCCAGCTAAAGCGTACTTCGAGCATACGGGTAAATATATTCCCGAAGATAGAATACTAAGTGAATTTTTTACTAACCGTTGTGGTGCTCAGATACTAGATGCACAAGACTATGTGCAAAATATTGAGAATAGTACATCACAAAGTCTATACAAAGATTCTGAAGAAACTTTGTCGTGTATAGATCACTTCAGAGTAAAAAACGTATCAGACCGATCTCTTGATTTAAAAATTCACGAGATATTATTAAACAGATACTATAAAAAATAGTGTCAAGGAGATAAAATGTTTTGGATTTTTAAAATATTTCCAGACTGGATTTGGTGGTTATTATTTTTAGCGGGAATATCCGCTTTTGTATTGAGCTATTTGAGTCTATTAAAACCTTACCAAGTCATATTAAAAAATGCTGGGTTAGTGGTAGTGGCGGCAACAATTTTTATTTTTGGTATGCTATACGCGGATAATACTTGGAAAGCAGCGGCACGTGAGTTAGAAGCCAAAATAGCTGTACTTGAAACACAGTCTCAACAGGTTAACGAAGTAATAAAAGAAAAAATTGTGACTAAAACACAAATTGTAAAAGTACGTGGTGCGGATACTATAAAATATATAGACCGAGAAGTAACCAAAACCGATAGTGGTTGTGTAATTTCTCCTGAGTTTGTAGGAGCACATAATCGTGCAGCGGAGCCGCCAAAATGAAAAGTTTACTACTATCACTGCTATTACTTACTGGATGCACCACTGTAGTACCAGTTACTCAAAAGTGGCCAGCGCCGCCAGGACTACAATCAACTCAAGGCTGTCCTGATTTAAAAAAGTTAGAAACAGACCCTAAATTGAGCCAAGTGGCTAGAACTGTATCAGATAACTATACTGAATACTGGATTTGTGCTACTAAATTAGATGCTTGGATTGAATGGTACAAGCAACAAGAAATAATCCACAAAGGACTTAAATGACCGAGCTAACCCTTCAGCAGCTTCAACAGTTGATTCCCAAAAATCCTTATGTCAAACAATGGCATAATGCACTTGCACAACTCCTACCAGAATACGAAATCAATAACCCACAACGTATTGCTGCTTTTATAGCACAGTGTGCGCATGAATCAGGAAACTTTACTGCACTGCGAGAAAACCTAAATTATCGTTGGCAAACACTGCGTAAAATATTTCCCAAGTATTTTCCCACAGATGAAAAAGCTCAGCAATATGCCTCAATGCCCAACAAACAACAAGCAATTGCTAGCTTAGTATATGCTAATCGTATGGGTAATGGTCCTCCGGAATCTGGTGATGGGTATCGCTATGCGGGCAAGGGTTTAATTCAACTAACTGGCAAAGACAACTATAGTTGGTTTGCTGCTAGCCTTGGTATTAGCGTTGAAGAAGCTGCCGAATACTTGGAAACATTTGAAGGTGCTGCTCAAAGTGCTTGCTGGTTCTGGGAAACCAACAAACTAAATCAGTGGGCTGACACGGGCGATATTCTTACACTAACCAAACGTATTAATGGTGGTACCATTGGCTTAGAAGATCGTAAAAAGCACTATGAGCATGCGCTACATGTACTAGGAGCCTAACATTGATTACACTAAAGTATTTTGTAGCTTTACTGCTACTGGCATTATTTGCAAGCGGAGTGCTAGCACAAGATGCCGTAGTAAATACAAATAGTACAGTTACTACTAAATCTGATACTAACAGCAATATCAAATCTCCGCCAGCATCCGCTATTAGCCCTACTATTAATACAGCTAACAGTGATCTTTGTACTGTGGGTGTAGCCGGTGCTGTACAAACTCAAATCTTGGGTATTAGTGCAGGCGCTACAGTTGTAGATCTTAATTGTGAGCGTTTAAAGTTGTCAAAAACATTGTATGACATGGGCATGAAAGTAGCGGCGGTTTCAACACTTTGTCAAGACCGTCGTGTGTTTGATGCTATGATGATGGCAGGTACACCTTGTCCATTTGATGGGTCTATTGGTTCAGAAGCTCGTGCGGCTTGGAAAGCCAATGAAACACTACAGCCCGAACATAAAGCTAACGCAGGAGGTATAAGCAATGAAGTTAAAACACTACTTGGTGGTGGCGGTCTTATGGTTTTGCTCTTGTTACTCCTACTCTGAAACTGTTACAGACAAAACACAAAATGCAGTAAATTTTGGACTAGCTTGGACTATGACCAATGTACTGCCACAGTATACTGGCCTAACAGTTAACACGGTGAACTATCGGTATACTGCAGTAAAAAACACAGACGACAAATTTGTGGTTAGTGTACAAAACTCAAATATAACTGGTAGTGGTTATGTATTCCGCAGCTTAGACGACTGGACAGGCAGACCTGGTAATACTATTATCAGAATCATTCCTGTAGATAATATCCCAGTTACAAATTGGGGTCGTGGAGAAATTATTACTGAAGGTACTGGCAATATCGCAGACCCGTTTGTAAGCTATGGGTATAAGTATGACACTTGTAAATTAGATCCTGTAACTGATACAAGTTGTCCTAACTATAAGTTACCTCAAATAACTATACCTGGATTAGACTATGATAGTGCACCACAATTTAACGTATTTACTTATGGTAGCGAAGATGTGCTAGAAACAAATCGCCGATTTGGACTAACAGAACCCAAAGAAAAGAAACTCAAAGATAACAAGAGCAGCAACTCTTTGATAACTGCACAAGCGGCTGCACAAGAAGCCGCACTCATAGCCCTAAACAATATACCAGAATTTAAGTTATATACCGTAGCTTTACCTGGCGGTGTTTATCAAGAAACCATAAGGTATAGGGATAAAGTCCTGCCTGATAGCCGAAATAGTCAAAGACTAAATCTAAGCCAGCAGCGATTACATAATACAATGGTTGAATCACAGTATCAACTCAAGAAAGTAACAAATGATTAAATCTCTATTATTAGCAATGGCACTAGCTATTTCATTCAGCACAAATGCTGCTGAAGTGCCAATCCGAGGGGTTGTGTCTTCTAAGTGTGTTATCAATACTGACACGGTTGGTATTTATGGTAACCCAACTCCAGGTACACTAAGTACTGCAGCAGCAGATGGCGGTGCTCCTGCTGTTATTCGTTATGATGTGGTTCAAGCAGGCTATTACAAGGCAACAATCACAACACCAAATGCGTTTACGTCAAGCCCAAGTTTATCCGATACAGTTAACTGGTCTGGTGGTATTACTGTAAGTCGTGTTACAGATCCAGCTATGTCTGCCTATACTACCAGCAAACGCGTTTATAATAATATTACCGAAATCGATTTAAGCGTACCAGGCACAGTTTGGTTTGCAGCAATCTCAAAAGCAGAGTATGGCTATGACAAGTCCTTTCCTGCTGGTGAGTATCGTGCAATTGTACTAGCGGAGTGCATAGCTCTATAATAAGATGCGGTTTTATTACACTTTTTTAGTGTTTGTATTATTTTTATTTGGTGGGCAGGCCGCTGCTCACCAATTTACTCCTACTTATCCTAAGTTTGAGCAGTCTTTTATAGACGGAGTAATGCAAACCAAAATGGAATTATTTAACAAGCGTCAAGAAGTAAGCTATTATCAGCTAGATGTGTTTGATGAAAATTGGCGTCCAGTGACTTTTGCCAGCTCTCAGGGCAAGCTTATCCAAGTACAGTATCTTGAAACCAAAAGCATAGAAATATATGTAAAAGCCCAAGATATTAAACGAGCGACCTATGTATGTACGGAATCTCGATTATTTCGAGATAGTGGCAGACAAAGTCTTATAGCTAGTAAAATTTGTTCAAAGATCAAACCATGAATATTGTCAAGTACTTAATAGTAGTTTATTTTTTAATAAGCTCTACTGCACACGCTCAGACAGGTTCGTTAAACTTATCCCTACCAGGAACATACGGCAGCTATCAATCAGATAGTTTTCGTGCTAATGGCTTGGACTGTTCGATGGCCATAGGCTCAAGTACTAATGTTGAATTTGGTGTAGTAGGTGTTATTAATCGTGATGCTGCTGTAGTAAGTACTGTACAATCAGATCCTGGTAAAAATATTGGAGTATACGGCCGAATTACTATACCTATAGGAGCCCCAAGAGATCGCCTAGACTGTAATCAACTGTATCAGCTAGAGTTACGGAAAAAGCGTATAGAAATTCAAAAATTAGAGCGAGAGCTTGAAAATCTCAAAAATTTAAAGTTTGAGAATAAATAGGAGGTAGAATGTCTGATGATAAGAACATAGACAAAAAGATTGCTGAACTAGAGTCTGCTGCTAAAAAGTATGCTAGTAAAGATACCGTTATTAGTATTGGTGGATATGAGTTTACTCCTGCTAAATTAATGGTAGCCTTTACACTTGTTAGTTCTGTGTTAGGTGGCCTATATGGTGCTTTTGAAGTCTACAAAGACTATCAAGGTATGAAGAAGAAGATTTCCGAATACTCAGCCCCTGATTTAAGTGAGTTTGATAAACGCCTGGCAGTTATCGAAGAAAACTCCCAAAAAACTTCGGACTATACTCGTGATATAAAAAATGACCTAAAAACAGATTTACGTCGTAATGAAGGCATAACTGAGCAAATAGAGCGAGGTGTTAAACAAGCCCAGCGAGAAACTGATCAAGACTTAAAACTTGCTCAAAAAGATCTGCGCACTAGCCTAGACCGTAGTCGTGACGATATGGATAAGCTAAAGCGGGACCTAGAATCTAAATTAGACCGATTGAATAAAAGTGTTGACGATAAGATACAAAAAGCAATCGACAACCCACTAGCTGGGAAATAATATGAATACTGACTTAAAATTATTTAAATGGCTAGCTGTACTGGTTATATTACCAGTTGCTCTGGCATTTTTTGGCGGCGATAGATTCCGATATCCGTGCCAAGATCCTGAAAACTGGGATAAGCAATTGTGTAAAAAGCCTACGTGCGATGTTACACGAACATGCCCAGAACACGTTTTCAAAGGACAACGCGATCCGCGGCTTGGCCCACCAGAAGAAGCACAAAATGTGCTAGCCAAACAACAATTAAACCAATCTACTCCAGGATGCCCTAATGTCAAGTAATGATCTTATTTACACTGATGAACAGCTAATGGCTCGTTTAAAATTCTTTATTGGTGTGTGTTTAGCACTTACACTAACAGGAATTGTTTTTGTTGTGCTTTACAGTTTAATTTTTGTAACACAACCACTAAATGCTATTAGCCCAATTGATCAAAAATTCTTTGAACTAATTGTGCCAATTGCCACGTTTTTAACTGGCACATTGTCTGGAATTATGCTTGCAGGCGGATCAAAAGAAGAAGTTGATGCTAGTCTAGCATTAATGAAGCAAGCACAAGAAAATGCAGCAGCTGCTGCAAAAACCAGTTATGTACCCAAAACAGAGCCAACATTTAATTCAGGATTATCAACCGTGCAAGGATTCAACGGGACAGCTCTAGCAGAGATTAGGCTTATAAATGGTAAACCTGCCCCACAACCTGCACCACAACCGGAGATTTAAATGAAACTATTAATTGTAACTGCATTAACTTTAAGCTTATTGGCGCCACCAACTTTATTTGCTGCCGAAACTAAAAAGGTATGTGTTGAACAAACCGATCCAAAAACCAAAAAGCCCAAACAAGTGTGCAAAGATGTTAAAGTGCACAAAAAGTTAGAGGGCACAAAAGTACCTGACAAACAGGCAAAGTAAATTTTTATTTGACACGTTTTTTGTAGGGTGGTATAATATTCACTTACCCCCTACTTTAATAACCAACAAGGAAGTTCATGGCAAGAAATAGTGGTAAAGCACATCGCATATTCCCCAATAAAAAGTCCGGCAATCACATATCTGTAGAAGAAAAAGCCAGACTGCGTAAAGATCGGGAGCAAGGGTTCGCAGAACCTATGCCTCAACGAAATTATACGTTCAAAGAAGTTCAGCCACTAAACTTCATTCAAAACGAATATCTACAGGCAATTGAAGATTCAGAAATCATTTTTGGTATTGGTAGTGCCGGAACAGGTAAAACATATATAGCTGCTAACTATGCAGCTGCTGAACTGTACTATAAGCGAATCAATAAAATTATTCTTACCAGACCCAACGTAGAAACAGGTCGTGGTATGGGATTTTTACCTGGTGAACTAGATGAAAAGTACGCTCCATACCTACAACCATTTGACCAAGTATTTACCAAGGCACTAGGCAAGGGCTTTTATGATTACTCCTTAAAGGCCAAAGATATTGATCCTAAACCGCTGGGATTTATGCGCGGTGCAAGTTTTGAAAATTGCATTATCTTAGTAGACGAAGCACAAAATTTAACCAAAACTGAATTTAAAATGCTGTTATCACGCATTGGCAAAAACTGCAAAGTTATACTCAGCGGCGACCCCAAGCAAACAGACATTCCGGATTCAGGACTCCTAGACGCTGTAAAGCGCCTACAGCACGTTGACGGTGTTAGTGTTGTTAGTTTTCGTGATGAGGATATTGTTCGTTCACAAATGTGCAAGCAAGTTATCTTAGCCTACAACAATTAAGGAGCCCTTATGGCTGAAACATATACACCCACTGAAGGCATGGCCTCAGCAGCCAAGCGAGCACTAAAGTGGAAAGAAGAAGGTAAGCCCGGCGGTACATTAGTTGGACTTGCCAGAGCTAATCAATTAAAAGATCGCGAACCATTAAGTGGAACTACTGTGTTGCGCATGTACAGCTTTTTTAGCCGTCATGAAGTAGACAAAAAAGCCACAGGTTTTAACAGCGGCGAAGAAGGATTTCCAAGCAAAGGTCGTGTAGCTTGGGACTTATGGGGCGGTGATGGTGGCTACTCGTGGAGTACAACCAAACGCAATCAAATCATGCGTGAGCGAACGGACGCCAAAGATTTGATGTTTGCTGCACAGTTACTAGAATCTTCGGACGGATAAACAAAAAGCCCCACACTATTGCTAGTGTGGGGCTTTTTGTTTATGGCTGCATTGTTGAATATAGCATCCAACCATGTTTGCGATGTGCGTCAATGCGTTCGCTTAAAAACGCACTAAGTCCGTGTTCGCCTTCCGATTCTGCAAGCGCATACGCTTCCATTAATGTTACATGTACTTTGCCGTTGTCAACATATAGTGTACGTACCATTTCCATAGGTGGAAGTATTTCCACAGTATCCATAATTACCGAATGTTCACTAAGTTGACTGAAACTAGCAGGCACAAAACAGCGAAGTGCACGCACGCGCTCAGCAAAGTCGTCAAGTTCATCGTCTACCTCATCGTATATTTTACCAAACAGTTCGTGATGTTGCACAAAGTTCGGGCCTGTTACGTTCCAGTGAAAGTTTTCGGACTTTACTAAAAACGCATAAGTTGTTGCAAAAGCGCGTTTAAGCGCCAACTTTAGTTCTTCCATTATAGAATCTTCCATTCTACTCCTGAATACACTAAAGTAACTGAACCATAAGGTGCATTAATCGTAGCAGTTGCAGCGCCATCAATGGTTCCCGCCGCTGGCGTGATGGTGATTGGAGTTGCTGGGGCGGCTAGTCCTAGTCCATCTTTGAGGTAAAATACTTGGCCTGTAACACCGGCAGGTAGGTTAACTGCAACGGCAACTGGACCAGGTACTTCAATGCTTACAACTTCATCAGTTGCTGCTACGACTGTAACTGGAGTTGCTACCGCAATTGTTACACCTAAAATTTCTGGACCCGCAGTACTAATTGTAATTGTATTAGCACCAGTGCCTGTTGTTGGTGTGACCGTAATACCTGCACCAGCTAAGATTGAGGTTGGGTTATTTGTATATGACATGATTATTTCCTTGAATTAAAAAATTGTTGATGACTAACCAATAGTCATCCAGTTTGTGCCATCATATATTACTTGTATGTGGCTATAAGCGCCATTAAGCATAGCAAAGGGTACGCCATTAATAGTCTTGCCTCCAGCCGCAGTAATGGTAATGGGATTTGTTAGTGACGTACCTGAGTAATCTTTGATATAAAAACTACGTTTTTTTGAGTCATCAGAACCTGATGCAGGTAGTATTATACTAGCAGGTCCACTGGTTACGTTTACAAAAAGTACATCGTCATTATTTACAACAGTATATGGTGTTGTATTAACAATTCTTGTCGATAAATTTACTGACATTATGAAATCCTTGTTAGCGTGATTTTTATACTATCACCAGTTGGTCGTGTGGGTGTTACGGCTGCAGGAAGTGCTGCTAATTGTACGGTAGTATCTGCGCTTGACCAACACATTTGTATATTACCACCAGCGGGTATATTTAAAGTAAAGTTACCACTAGTAAATATTTGTGAAAGTGTATTAGTTAGTTCTAAGTCTTGACGCGAGCCAGCAACATCCACACCATTCAATCGTAACCAAACACTCATTGAGCTTGTGCCGCCTGAAGTTTTGTTAACAATTAGTGTAAACATTTTTGTATAGGTTCCAGCATTAACTACAGTAAGTTGCGTTCCTGCTACAATACTAATACCATTTGCTGGACCAGTAGTAGTAAATGTGGCTATATTAATAGCATTTGCGACCGGATTAGTTTGAGTACCGTCTGCAAAAAATCCATAGTTTAGTAGTCCTGTGGATGCATTTAGTGTACCATCGACAATATTTACTCCAGTACCTGCTCGGACTAGGCCGTATTCTGTGTTTGATGCTAAAGGTGTTTTATAACTCATACTATGTTCCAAGCGTTATTACTGTATACAAATGTCAGCGACCCGAAATCGGCGTCAATTGTAGCACCTGCTTGTCCATCAATGTTTACAGTATTTACTATGGTAATAGGGTTTGTGCCGGCAGTACCCCTAACGTCTTTGATGACGAACACAGTTCCTGTAGGACCATTAGGTAGTGTGATTGTAAACTCTGCACTGGTAATTACGCCAATAAAGTAATCTGTTAAAAGTGCAGTATAATCAGCTTCAACAGTAATTACCGGAACCAGTCCAGGCGTACCAGGTGGTCCTTGTGGTCCAGGATCTCCTTGTGGACCTGGTGGGCCCGGAGGGCCAGGCGGTCCAATTACAGTACTGTTAATAAATAGATCACAATCATCTATATTAGGTAATATAGGTAGATACGGAGGCATAGGCCAACCAAACGGCATAAACTGCTGTTGTTGTTGTTGTTGCATAGCAACTCCTTATAAAAAAGGCCCCCACGACTTGTGGTCTTGGGGGCCTTAACTAAATATTAACGAATGTTAGTATTTGTATTTGTAGGTGTAGAAGTTTGTGTACCACTTCCTACGTTGATAGCGCTGTTGTCATTGCGAATGCTTTGACCTAAGCCCCAGATCATGCTAGCTAGCTGACCGTATTGTTGCTGTTGTTGCTGTTGTGTTTGCATCTGATTGATGTTATTAGTGTTAGTAACTTCAATACCGCGTCCTACAGTACCTGCGTACTCACGGCTACGTAGTTCAATAATAGCTGCGTTAGCATCAGCTAGTTGACGTTGTAGATTTAGTTCGTACTGCTGTGTGATCAGAGCACGAGTCTTTTCGCCGTCAGCACTAATATCACGTGATAACTCATAACGGTTTTCCATGATATTCTGGTTAATTGCAGCTTGACCTTGCATTAAGGCAACTGAATTAGTATTGATAACGTCTTTTAGGTTATCAGTACGCGCGGCTAGTGAGCTAGCTACGTTGTTTAACTGAGTTGTAATACCTAGTGTTTGTGTAGCTTGTGAAGCCTCCATTGTTGCTGTGCTAATAGCAACAGACTTATCAACAGCACCAATTGCTGCCATTAAATCCATATTAGCTTGGTTTTGTTCTGGAGGGTTACGTAATGTAGCGCCTAGGGCTGCTCCACCTGCTCCGTCGCCACCTAACAAGTTTCCGTTATTGCGTAGTAAGCTGCCTAAGATCAATCCACCGATTAATCCACCGCCACCAAACATACCGCTATCTCCACCACCACCCATCATAATTCCGCCTGGAGTCATAATTTCTGCCATATTAATTTCCTTTAATTTGTCTTTTGTTTGAGACGCCAACTGCTGATAGTATTGATCGGCAAAGTCGGCAATTTTTGTAAGCGCTTCCCTGTCACTTAAAGCTGTAGCTTCGGTGACAGGTACGCTAGTCGTTGTATCAACCATATGTATAAATTCCTATGTGTGGTTGTATTTTGATACTGCGTATCACTGCGCAGCCCACAAATCTTGTGAACTGAGATAATTATACTACTTTTTGGTAACAGCCGCAACTTAACTTTTAGGGTTCCAGGAGTTAAAATGCACGGTAATCAGAAATTATGCAGGATATTTTTGGCCAAGTGCATTGGCGCACCCTGACAATTTTTGACGACAAAAAAGCCCCCGCACATTAAAGTTCGGGGGCTTTTTGTTTGCCTAATTATTCAGCTTCTGGTTCTTTTGCCGTTTCAGCAGCTTGTAGTGCAGCGATCTGGGTCTGGGCTTGCGCCTTGATTTTATCACTGAGTGGATTACAAACTTTTGCTGGAACTTCTTGTAGTGCTGCTAATATAATATTAGTTTCTTCAAGACTTAATTCAAATGTAAATGTTGGGTTCTGATTCATGATTTTACTTAATTGGACAAGCACCGGTTGCACATTCGGCATCGGTGATTTCATCGAAGCTGTTGGTGTTGTTTAGATCGACTTCAGATATTACGCTAACATAGTCACGGTAGTCTTGTTCGCTTACAACTTCTTGTGGAAGATACAAGTAACCCAAGTCTTTGGCTGTTTTAGTAGGATCTGTGCGATATATAAAACTCACACCCACATAACAATCCCAGTTGTCTAGCAACCAATCAATAATCTGTGGAACTTCGGTTGGATCGTAGCTGATAGTTACTGATGTGTTTTGCTGGTTCCAAGATGTTTGCAGCAACTTATAACGCTCTAGTTGCACGACTGCGGACTCAAGATTAACTTCTTTGCCCTCAACCTCGTCAAACTGTACACCGTCCCACATTACCGGAAACGTAACAAGCACTCCAGAAGGATCAACAGGATGATTAACAACACGGTAATTCGCTTGACGTAGTTTTTCAACCACCGGGTCATGATTGCTAAATTGTACATTGTTGAAAATATACTTTCCTAGTGGTTTGTGTACACCTTCTGTGGTGTCCATGATTTTACTCAAAGTACCTGACGGCTTAACGCAAGTTACATTTTTAGGAGCAGGCAGTCCTAGTTCCAAGCTCATACCCACAGCAGCACTTGTAGCAGTACGTTTCAAGTATTCGTAGTCATAGCTGCCCATGTCTGGACGCATTGCAATACCTGTTAAACCTACACCACATAGTCGTAGGAAATAGTTGTTAAGGTGCCAAGACTCCTGAAGAATGCCGTCCTGAAGGTTAACACAAGTTTGTCGGTAGTTGGCACGAGCTGCCAATCGAATAGCGTTGTGCAAGCCGGCAGTGTCGCCTTTGAACTTGGCAATGTCAGTTTCGGTAAGGTTACAGAAAGCCTTGTTACCGAGTAAGATTTCAACGCATGGATTGGCTCCCTTAAACCACGGAGCGCGTCGGAGTGCTTCAACTTCATTGATAAACCCTGGTTCTGAGCCACCAGCTTTAATCATCATGGTAAAGATTTTTTCCAAGTCTGATTTTAGCGGCTTCTTTTTAAATACTAAGCTGTTGTTTGATTGTGTGCGGTGTGCGTTGTTATGCAACCACCAGTCTTTTTTGGCTACCGCGAATTCTTCCCATTCAGGTTGGTCATAATCAAATAATGCAATTTCTGCACTTCTGCGGCTACTGAGAATGGTGCCAAGATGATTGACAATATCGAGGATATCCATACGAGTAAGTAGTGAATCAGCCCGGCCATTAAGTATATTAGCAATAGCAGTATAAGCAGTGCTAATTGCCGAATCGCCTGAAGAAATCCAACCATAACCTTTTAACCTTTCACCAGCAGGTCGCAACTGACTAAAGTCGAGCACAAGAGTATCAGCAGGATACTTACCCGCAAGCAGCTTACCAATAGACTTTGCCCAAGCTTCTGCACTATCTCCAACTGTGATTGTCCAAGTCTTGGTCTCAGGATCAAACGTTTCGGTATTAGATTCATTACCGCCTTTTTCAGTGCGTGTGCTGCGCACTACACGAATATTTTTAATTGGCTTTGAGAACCCGTTAAGAGTACCCACAATTGGTTTAAAGCCAACGCCACATCCTTGTAGCAATAGCCATAAGACGTCAACAACGTCATAGATTGTTTCAACGTGTGTAAAGCTGCAATTAAATTGCGATGCTTCACGAGTCTTGGCTACGTTAGTGCCACCAAGCCAAAGTGTGCGACCACTCATTAATACTTTGCGATCTAGCATTAGCTGCTCAAGATCATAAAGCTCTGCATACTCTACATCATTAAGGTCTCGACCAGCTGCTCGTTCCCATAACCACTGTTGGTGGTCAATAACTCGGGCAACTGTTTCTTGCCAGGTTTCAAATTGCGTACCGTCGTCACTGGTGGGTCTGTTATATGTACGACGCGTAATTACTTGTGCTCGTGTTGATGGTAGATTCATCTAATTCCTTAATTTCTGCAATATGGTAGCGATACAATTCGTATGCCACCATCTGGTTGTTTTTGTTGTTCAGCTAACTTTTCACTTAGCTGGAGGCAAGCATAATATGCTTTGCGAGTTTCGTAAGTAGTATATTGAAAATTACCTACTAATATAATGATTATAGCTACTATGGCTACCAGCACATACTTTAATTCTTGCATTTAAGTCCCGGTACTGCCAAAGCCACCAGTACCACGTTGTGTGTCATTCCAAATATCTTTGAATTCAGGCAACAATACTGGCATAATAACCAGCTGAGCAATTCTATCACCAACTGAAATTTTGTACGGGTCTTCGCCGATATTTTTTAACAAAACTTTTAAATTTCCACGATACTCGGAATCAATGACTCCAACCGAATGTGGGATTGTAATACCTTTTTTGCCCTGCGAGCTGCGATTGAAAATAAAGCCTCCGTAGCCTTCTGGAATTTTGATGGCTATACCCGTATCAACAAGTTTTTGTTCTCCGGGATAGATTTCATGCTCTTCATAGCTAAATAAATCTGCTCCGGCATCACTAGGATGTGCACGTTTTGGAAGTTGTGCTCCTGGCTGCACTTGACATTCCAGCTCTTGTTTTACTTCTTGCATACGACCGTGGTCGTAATTTCTGTTAATATTTAAAAAATTGCTCATTTTGCGTAAAGTTCTAGGGTTTGGTCAATAGTTTTTGTATTTGTTTCGCCAATAGCTTCGGCACAGTAGGTGACTAAGTCCATTAGCTGATAATTGAGCAATAACAGGTCTCGGCACTTGTTTAGCTCTTGAATGTACTTGTACTTACCGCCAATTGGAATGTTTGCAGCAATGTCGTAACAGCTGCCATATTCACCAACCAAGGTAACAGCTCGTTTAGGCCCAATGCCAGGCACACCAAGAACGTTGTCACCGCTATCGCCCATAAGGCACTTAATACTAATGTAATCTTCAGGGCTAAATTCATAATGGTCATTCCAGTTGTTGATGGTTACTTCTTTGCGTGTTACATAGCTGAATCGAGAAACTCCCTCAGCAACTAACAAGTCCCAGTCTCGATCGCTGGAAATCAACCAAATGTCGTCAAACGGCAGATTTGGTTTTTTACTGACAATGTAAGCTGCAATGTCGTCAGCCTCAACGCCTTGAAACCGCAACACAGGATAATCTGTGTTGGCAGCAATGTGTTCTAGCGTATTGGAGAATTCTTCAAAGAAAAGTTCAAATGCCGCTTTTTCAGCGTCAGTTTGTTCTGCAAACTTATCTTTGCGGTTTTGCTTATATTCGGGGCTTAATGCTTTGCGATAGCTGCTAGAGCCTTGGTCGCAAGCAATGATAACGTGTGAGGCTTTGTAGCTTTTCTTGAGACTGTTAACTGTGCGAAGATAGTCTTCTGCAAAATCAGTGGCTCCACTATGTTTATAGCGAAAAGCAAGGTTTAGTGCATCTACAACAAGCAGTGTGCGAGTTGATTCGGTGGCTTGTTTGAATGTTTTACTCATTGTGTATTTTTGTGGTTAAGTGTATATTATACACTTGATAACCGTGCAAGTCAAGTGACAAATTGTGGTTGCTCATACTTTAACCAATCTTCGAGTAGCGCAACGTAAAATTCGTGAGTTTCATGATTATAGTAAACACAGCGGTAGTCCTGACTATTGGGCATTTCATCAAAAGCTACAAATACCTTTGATCGATCAAATTTAAAGATTAGCAGCGGTTTCTTTTCTACCTGCTTGCCTTGACGCACACTTTGTTCCCAAAATTCCACAAGCTGTGGATTCTTTGAAGTTAACAGGTGCGAAGTAAGGTGATCTTCAGCATAGCCTTTTACTTCTACGCACCACAAGTTGGTTCGTCCCGGCACATATAAATCGCCTTTGAGCAGGTGTTTAGGGTCAAGCGCACCGGACCCCGGTATTCGCTCCCACCCTAAACCGGTGTGTTTACGCAAAAGATCACGTACTGTGGTTTCAGTACGTGCACCTTTCGCCCTAGCGTCTACGACCATTACTCAGCCGCTGCTTTCGTACTTGCAGGTTCCACACTGGGCTCGGCAACCTTGCGTACACGTGGAGGTGGTTGGCTGATTGCTGGCTTAGTAACTGGAACTGGAGTTGCTGATTTTGTTTGAAAAGTCAGCTCTTTGACTTCTGTTTCATCTACACTATAAATAACGCTTCCGGTTTCGGCTTCAACTGTAGCCAGTTCTTCGGCACTAATGTGTGAGTTTAAAATCAGTGGTTGGCGCACACCACCACGAACAATCGTGGCTTTGGTTGCAGAAATTTTTTCGATTTTGATCATGTTATACCTCTATGTGGGATATGTTGTTGCGTTTTACAACGTTGACCTTTTCTAGTAGTGGGTGACTAAAACCATGTGATACTAAAAAGGTGTTTAAGTGTTCTTCCCCTAAGAGGACTTCCACTAATTTTTCTTTGCCATCTGTGTCTAGTGCTTCAACAGTTTCGTCTAAGATCAGCAAGTTGATTCTGGAACTACTTAGGGTCTGCATTAGTTTGCGAATTGCTAATAGTGTGGCTACATTTACACGAGCACGTTCACCGCCGCTAAGCGCCAACATTTCAATGTCGCGACCATTATCAGTGATAACCACGTTTAGTTTATCGCTAGCACTAATCTTAAAACTGATTTGAAAACGACCATCACTTAAGTCTACCAAATAGCTATTGGTAATCTCTTCCAAGTCTTTGACTAAACACTCAATTTTGTATGCAACTAGTCCAGTTGTTGAAAATGTTTTGGTTAACACATTAACAATACTCATGCGCTCTGAAAGTTCATGCAGCCTGTCGCCGTAAGTTTCCAGTTCTTCTGACATTTCTGCCAATTGCTTGCTGATCGTGTCAACTTTGGAATTGTGAGCGCTTACCTGTTGATTGGTTTTTTCAGCCACAACAATCTTAGCACGAGTAGTTTCAATACTTGATTGCAGTGTTTGTAAATCTGTTTGAAGTAGGTTTTTATCTAGTACAGCTTCTGGTAGCTCGTTATCAATAAGCTGATGATATTTTTCCCAATCAGCTTGACTTTGCTGCGCCTGCTGCCAGGCAAACATTTTTTGTGCGTACACATTTAAATCGTTGTTGATTTCTTTACTAGAGTTCTGCGCTATTTCTAGTTTATCTTTGGCAGTTTGCTTTATGCTGGCTTGCTCATTTACTAATTCTGTAATTTTGTCAGTATTAATAGGCTGTAAACAGGTAGGACAATTGCCATGTAATTTGTTCATTTTCTGAACAAATGCTTCGGCATCTTTTACTGTTTTTTGTAGCTCAACTGCTGTAGCGCTTAGCTGTGCTACAATAGTTTGTTTTGTTGAAACGTCTTCTTGTGGCTTTTCTGGCAGAGGCAGTAGTGCTATTTTTGATTGTAACTGCTTGTAAGTATTATTTTGAGCAATCTTCTTATTGGTAGTCTCAACACCTTGAATTGCTACTTCTAGTTTAGCGGCAGACTGTAATGCAGTAGCGTCTATTTCAGGAACACTAACAGGTTGTTTTAGTGTTAAATCAGTCCTAGAATACTTATCCAACCAAGCAACCACTGTGTTTACCTGAGATTGAGTTGCGGCAATGTCTTTGCTTAAATCTTGGGCTACTTCTTTGAAAACTTCTTGTGCTTGAGTATATTTGCCCAAGTTTAGGATCTCAATTAAAAACTTCTTGCGTGCTGTGTCAGCAGCAGTTAAGAATTCAAGACTAGAGGCATTTGATTGATAAACAATTTGACTAAAAGTTTTGTGGTCAATACCAATTATTTCTTCAACAATTTTATAAGTGGCTGTGGCTGTATGTGCACTAATGTCTACACTATTTTTGTACAATTTAACTGTTTGTGTAGTACCGCGACGCGTTTCGATCTTGTACTCAGTTCCATCACGGTCAAACACTAATTCTATTGCATAGTGTTTGTCTTTTACATACCTGTTAAGAATATCCGCTTTTTTAATGCCTTTTGAGTTCTTGTTGAATAGCACTTCTTCAAGCACTAGTGCAATAGAACTTTTACCGTGACCATTCTTACCCACAAGTTGAGTAAGGGGTGCGGCAACAAAATCAACTTTATTGTCTAGACCATACGAGAAAGCATTAGACCATGCCAGTGTTTTTATTGTTATCATTTGCTAGTTTTCTTTTTAGCTCCTGCAAGCCACCAATGTACTCACCATCTAAAAAGATTTGCGGAACACTGCGAGCATGTGGAACTAGTTCAATTAATTCTTTTTTAGTATAACCGTTAATACCAAGCATTTTTTCCACAATACGTGTGCCTTGCTGTTCTAGTAAACGTTTAGCTTCTGTACAGGCAGGACAATTTGTTTGTGACCAAACTTCTGCTGTTTTAGGTAAATTTTTCTGCATGATTTTGCATTTCCTTGAGAACCTTATCAACGGTAGGTTCTGGTAATTCTAAAATATAGGTTACGTACTCACGAACTTCGGCATCTAGCGTCATTTCAGCATCAAGCATTAGTGCTGAATCGGTATCGCGTTTTAGTACTTTTGAAGCAATAAGCTCTGAGTCAGCTAAGTCTCCGAGTTCTTGCATGTCTCCTTGGACTTCGTAAATGGTGTGGTCAAAGTCTGTAGGAACTGGCGTCTCGTCAGCACTGATGGTACGTTTGAGTAGTTGAGGTAGTGCGAATTTGAGCCAAACATGATCCAAAGTATCACAGTCAAGCAAAATAGCTCCAGTGTCCACGGGATGCCTGTGAAAGCTAGTAGTATAAGGACTGCCTGGATAAAGAATATTAAGTTGCGAGTTTTCATATGAATGTAAATCACCGGCTAGCACAACTTGCCAGCGTTTAAATATATCTAAGTCTACTTCTGGCTTAACGTGTGGCGGAATCTCGCCGCGAACGTGTGTGCATAGTATACGACCACTGAACTCACGACCCTGCTTTTCAAAGTCTTTGAGTTTGTTATAGGGAATAATATCTAGATCAAACCCTACGTTTTCATGGTAGTCATCTATTAAACTTACCAGTGGGTTTAGTCGGTGTGTTGATTTTTTAAGATTGCTAAGAAATGTTGAATCTTTTTTCAACATTTCATGGTTACCAGAATATATCATTGTGGGCTTGTGAAAGCTTTCCACAAAATCAAAGTAAAGTTCAACTTCGTCCATGGTAGGTAAACGGTCAAACACATCACCCCCAATAATTATTAGGTCAGCTTGTTTTTGCATTTCACTAAACTGTTCGCAGAATAATCGAAAGCGATTACGCGACCACTCTACGGGAACATTCTTTTGACCTAGTTTAATATGTACGTCTGCTGTAAATAGTATTTTCATTGTGTTTATCAGACAAAATAGCCCGCAAGCTTTTTAGGATTGCGGGCTATTTATATCAACCTAGTTCTTTGACTGCTTCGGCTGCTGAATCATCGCCAGCATCGCCTTCGTCAGTGTTAGTTGTGATTTTCTCCAACAGAGCCAGTACTTCGGCTTCGGTTGGGCGAGAGTACTTTTCATCAATAGACTTGGCCGATGCCGCAGCTTCGCGTTCTGCATCAGTAAGAGCACGAGGTTTGCAGCGTAGTACTGACAAGTCGTAGCTGATATTAAAAGCCAGAGGTCCTGTTTTGGTACGCTTGAAAACCACATCCCAACCAGTGTCAAAATCGGTAGGATCACCCAAGTCTTCGGCCGCTGAAACAATTTGTTCAAAAAGTTTCTTTTTCAAGTTAAGCGCCTTGACTTTGCCGTCTTTAGGGTCAATACAGTTAACTGTGTATGACCAGCTGCACTTCAAGTCTGGGAAGTAAGTTGGAACGTGATCTTTTTCGATGTTGTCGAATTTTTCTTTATCACGGCTAAAAGCCAAGCACTCAACCGGAATATCCTTGTTGTTAGCGCCTTTGAGCCAATAGATGTAGCGTGGCAGAACTCCGCCAACTAGTCGAACTGTGTTTTCGCCATCTTTGTACTCATAAGCCTCAACTTTATTTGAGATTGCTTTGCCTTTGGTGTTTTTAAATGAAATTGCCATATTAGTTGTTTTCGTATTTGAAGTAAATTTTGTTGTCTGTTATTGTGAGCAGTGGATTGTGTTTAATTGCGTCTAGGTCAATGTCTTTGAAATAACTTAGATCTAAGTATGTTACACGATAAAGTTTGTATAAGCTATAATCACGCCTTCCTGCAAGTCTGATATACTGAGTTTTATGCCCAATATCTGAGGTATCTTGGAAAAAAGAGCTGGCATTTAAAAGGAAGCTGTGTCCGACTAGGTTTCGAGTAATTACTCTATCACGACTGTTTTTCGGTATTAGCTTTCCAGTAAAATGCCTCTCAAGTGTACTTAACATTAGTTTAGGGTCGCAGTTAGTTTCCGTTTCCAATAAGTCTAGGTTGAAAAATAAAGCCATAAGTGTTCTAATTTCAGAATATATTATAGCACAACAACCAACCTAGAGCAAGTGTAAATTTTATCATGCTGTTATTACTTGCCAGCCTTTACGTAAATAAAGCGCTAGCCTATCGTTGTTTTGTTTTTTGTCTGCGTAACCAGCAAAATTAATGTCTACTACAAGTGGATCTAATTTGCCTTCGTGTAGTCGCTGAACGCGACCTACAATTTGCTCAAGTAAACTATCGTTGCTCATGGGGGCGGCAAGGATAACACAACTGAGTGTGTTAATAGATATGCCTTCTGAGAAGATTTGCCTCGACCCGCAAATGGCACGCTTGGTTCCGTCGAGCATTTGCTGTTTGATATGCTGTCTGTCTTCGTATTCTGTGTCGCCTGTAACAACCGCGCAATCTTCGCCAATATATTCTCCAACTTTGTGTAAAAACTCTACTCGATCAGCTATTACTAGCACCGAATGGCCCTCTTGCATATGCATTAGTGCAATAGTTGCAATAAACTGACGGTATTTATCCGACTCTAGCAATTCCGTTACTTTTTCAACCCAAGGCACGCCAGGCTTGAGTGTAATACCACTACGCACAATGTGCACTGTGGGTGTTAGTGTGTTAGATTGTGGCGGTTTGTAAACCACTGGTCCAAAGTAATCACGGAATAATATGTGCTTGCCGTCTTTGCGAATCATTGTGCCTGAAAGGGCAATCCTGTAACGGGCATGAAAAACGTCCACTGTTTGTGCAAATGTAGTGGCAGGACAGTGGTGGGCCTCGTCAAGGATAATACACCCAAACTCTTTAGATAAATCACCAGCAATCTTAGCAAGGGTTTGTATGTTGGCGACTGTAATAAAGTGGTCGGCGTAGTCCACTCGTCCACCACCAATAACTCCGGATTTGTGCCCGAATAAGACTTCGATTTCTTCACACCACTGGTCGCGTAGTGCGGCAGTGTGTGTGATAACCAGTGTTTTTTGACCAAATTTGTGTGCCAGATGGAGTGCGGTGAATGTCTTGCCCCATCCCACCAAGGCGTTGATGAAACAAGTATCGTCGATTGGGTCATATACTACCTGCTGCTCAGGTCTTAAGGCGAATAGCGGGTCGGGAAAAGGTATGTTTTCTACTATTCGCTTATCTACTACTTCATAGTCGTCTGGAATCAAGTCTAGTCGACCTTGTGGAATTGAGAGTATGCCTTTTGGCAATACTTTGTAGTTTTTGATAGTTTCAATGGTAGCAAACTTCTTTGACCCAGTGTCTTTTTTGATTTTGTAGGTAAGTTCACTGATAACCTTTTTGGTGTGCTCAACACCAGGATTATCCATGTAAATACGGTTTGATATAATTGCTTTAGGCACTATCTTCCTCATAAGCACTTGGACACTGATCACAAGGTAGGCCATCTACAATACCATATCCTCCATTACAAGTATTATTCCCACATTTGCCACATATTACTACTGGACATTGACAATGCTCACAATATTGTACATAATTAAGTTTCATACCATTCTCCAACTATCGGGCTTGTGTGTTTCACAAAACCCGTAAAAAATATATCCCATGCCCAATTGCAGTACTCTAGCATACAGTTGTGTTTCGCTGGGCCGCTGCATGGCTTTGAATCGGTTTGATACTCCCACCAACTCAAAGACACACCCAATGCCACTAGCAGGTAAAACTTGTTTGATCTTCTTTGTGGTGAGTTTGGCGCGAGTGGTTTTTTCATAGTGAAATACTCTACCACTACTATCAACAAACCAAGTAGTAGACTTGGCAAGTTTTACCAAGTCTGCTAAAAAGTAGATAGCGGTGCGAATTGGAAACAATGGAGAACCGCTGGCCTTAAGAGCAAGTCGCCGCAAACCAAGGTTGGCTTGCGGCAAGTTACGGTCATCTACTACACGAATAGTTGCTGTTTCACAATTTAGCTCATCTACATAGTGAGTATAATAGAACACTAAGTTATCACGCTGTGTGGGTTCGGTTTCACCTAGCCTGAATACGGGCCAGTGTATCTCCGATAATTTCGTATGTTTCGCTAAAGTGTCCAAAGCTATAGTCCTCGCCAATATCTTGATCTACACCAATTGGAGTGTTAGGGATTTCACAGCCCCAACTGTGTTGAGTGTTACGCTTTAGGATCTCGCAGTATTCCACCACATCTTCGTCTTTTACAAGCGCAACAATCGAGTCATGAACAAGCATAAAGATCTTAGCATCTAGCCGTTTCTCTTTAACCTCTGTTGCTGTTCGCATAGCTCCAAGTAGGTTAACATCACTGGCAAGTGACTGTACTTCGGCGTTAATTCCACTACGGACTTCGTGAGCTGCAATGCCTTTATCTGCGCTAAACACATTAGGTAGTCTGCGCTTTCTGCCAAAGAATGAGTATGTGTAACCATTTTGTTGAATAAAGTTTTTGCGATCTTCAAGCCAACGTTTTAGCTTACTGAATTTTGTAAAGTATTGCTTAATATCATCACGAGCCTGTTCAACTGGATAGCTTTCACCATCTGGCAAACCTTTAGTAACGGTTTGAGCAACCTTGTTAGCGCCTGAACCGTACAAGATGCCGAACGAAATAGCCTTAGCCGATTGACGCATTGACCCAAACAGCTTTTTAACATCTTCAACTGCACAGGGTAGACTAAACACCATTTTAGCAATTGTTGAGTGAAAGTCACCGCCTGAGCTAAAAACTTCTTGCAAATTCTTGTCACCACTTAACACAGCTGCATAGTACATTTCAGCTGTGGTCAAGTCTTGCGATACAACCTTATATCCTGCTGGAGCTTCAATACAACCCTTGATAATAGGGTCGTCGCGAGGTATTTGCTGAGCGTTGAACTTGCCACTACTACTAAGACGACCGCTAGTAGTAAAGATAAGATTAAAATTCGTACGAATACGACCATCGCGGTCAATTTCTGGTAGAATCTTTTGAATATATGTGTTTTGAATCTTGCCAAGCTGACGAACCTTTAAGATAGCCGCAGGCAGTGGGTGTTCTTCAGATAATTCTCCGAGCACTTCTGCATCAGTTGAGACGGCTCCGGTAGCAGTTTTCTTACCTGTAGGGCTGAGCCCCAGGTAATCAAAAAGCACAACACGAAGCTGCATAACTGAGTTAGGGTTGAATATTTTTCCAGAATCTTTTTCATATTGCTTTACTGCATCAAAGCTATACACAACCTGCTTGGCAGCTTCAATCTCTTGATCCAGGTATTTGCTAGCAGCGGCCATGCGTTCAGTACTCATAGGAATACCAACTTCTTCCATATCCATCAAGAACAATGTGCCTGGAATCAAGATTTCCGAATAAACTTTACGCAGTTTGTCATTGGCCTGAACAATCGGCCAGAACTTGTGGAAAAGGTCGTATGTAACGGCAGTGTCAATCGAAGCGTAACGGCTAATAGTGTCGAATGGAATAAGGTCATAAGTAAAATCATCTTGCAGCAAACCATGTGCTGCACAGTATGCCTTTTTAAAGTCATCTAACTCTGAATCATAGTCACCGTAATCGGTGTACTTTAGGGCCAGTGGTTTTAGACCATGACTGTCAGTTTCATCCAACACATAGTGCATGACCATTGTATCATGTACACGATCACGTGGAAAGCTAATGCCAAGATGATATTCAATCATCTTGTAGTCAAACTTCATGTTATGAAACACTGTATAGAAGTTGTTGGCAATTTGTTTGAGCAAATCCATGCACTCGTCGTCTAGGCAATCGGTTAAGATATAGCGACCGTGTTTGGTTTTGTAGCTCATTGACACACCAAGTACATAACCGTCTCGTGGGTAAAGACAAGTTGTTTCCGTGTCCCAGGCAACATAGCCTTGAGCATTGTCTAATACTTCTCGCAAGAAATCTTTGGCTTCGGCGGTACTATCAATGCCTTTAAAATCACCCTGTACTGTGGGCTTTAGCTGACCTTTTACATACTTGTGAATACGATCCACAGCACGCTGAAAGTCAGGCTTGCCTTCAGGTTTGAAGCTAAGCATTGCGGGGTTTGAAATGGCAATAAACCTGTCGTTAACAAGCTGTCCGGCCATGTTGGTTACTGAGGTAATCTTGGCGTATTCTTTAGCAGCCTCTGCACCGACTAAGACTACAAAGTCGTAGGGTTCCAAGTCTACCTGCAAGTCTACATCTTTTTTCAGCAATTTGGTAATTGGCACCGAACTCATGTGATACTGGTCGAATTCAAACTCAAAGTAGTCTGAATACCGGGTACGATTAGGTGCTTTGTCAATAACTGCAATTTTCATATGTTTTTATTTCCTGGCCAACAGCTTTTAATGCTTCATTGGCAATATACCAAGTGTGAGCAGGTTTACCTGCAATCCTGGCTTTTCGGTTATAGGGGCATCCGCAATCACACGTTTCATAGCTGCCTATGATGTGCAATGCTTCAAGTATTATATCAAGTTTTTGCTTATCTGTCAAGTTCATTTATTTACGTACTCTGCGATACTGCGGACATTTTCGATATCTAAGTCGCCTGGGTCAGTACCATCAGGTAGCTCAACGATTTCAACAATAAACCCTTCTGCTTTTAGCAGGGGTTCAAGGTTTTTTGCTGCGCTTCGGCCTGCATCATCTCCGTCAAATAGAACATAGATGTGTGTAATGCCTTGTGCTCGGAATGGTAAAAGTTTTGATTTAATATCATTCTGAAGGGTGTTAGTGCCAAAAGCACATACAACATTCTCACAACCATTGTCGTATAAGTTTAGCATATCAAACAAACCTTCAACAATTACCATTGAATTATATCCGCTGGGTAAATGTGCTGGGTAAAGCGGAATCTTTACACCACTAGGATAGTTGATATATCTTGGATTGCCTTGTGACATTGTGTGTCGGCCAACAAACACTTGCGTTTTATTGGTAATATCTTTGATTGGAAAGATAATACGATCTTGTAGCTTTTCTACTTGATTGGTATAAAAAGCCCCAAAGTGTTTGAGAGTTGCTGGGCTAATGCCACGAAACTGTTTTGTCCAAGGTGTGTAGCCTTGTGGTAGTTCTAGCTCCTGTCCGAACTTCTTGAGTGCATCCAGCTTTTCTTTTAATGCCAAAATCTTCATTGGTACTAAATTGGTGAATACACCATAGTACTTGAAAAGATTTGTTTTAAATCCGCAAGCAAAGCAATGGGCCACACCCGTTACTTTGTCTACTCGAAAACTAGGATTTGAATCTTGATGATCTGGATTTAAACATTTGATTAAGTAGTCGCGCCCAGACACGCTGAACGCTAGATTGTTTTTCTGTATGAGTTCTAGTACTGGGTCTGACATATTATGCGTTCCAAGGTAAGTCTGCGCCGGAGTCATTAACCGGCACTACTTCTTCCTGATTTTTCTTTACTTTTTTAATCGGCTCTTTAGCTTGCGGCTTATCCACCGATTGTGGGCTGATACGTAAGGTATCCCAATCAATCGGGCAAGTAAATGCCATTTCCTTGCCGCCGCGAATTTTAGTTGTGGCGAAGCTGATAGCATTGGTTTCTTTATCATGCGCTTCCATAGTAAGGGCAATGTCTGCTGCATCAAGAATACCTTTGGCGAAACGGGCTTCACCGTTGGCGTCGATCTGATAAGGGGAAACCATAACAATCTCGTACTTACGGGCCAGATTCTTGAGCTTTTTTGATACTTCAATCTGCGGCTTCCAATCATAAATATCTGTGCCTTCAATTGCAATTTGGTTTAAGTAGTCAACTACTACCAGTTTGAGTTTATCACCAAACTTGGCCTTGGCTTTGCCGATATGTAAGTCGATACTGCTTAGGGTCAAGTCACGGTCGTCAACAATAATCATTTGATTATCTGGTTTTAGCACACAGTTTCTGACTAGTGTTTCTTCAAACTTAAAACGGTCACGGTGACGTAAAAACTCTGACACTAGATCACCGCTATCAACAAACATTTCAGCACGAGCCTTAACAACTCTGAAAAGCTCGTCATCTGTTAGTTTATGTTGCTTGAGATTTTGAAGATTAACATTTGCCAAGATTGACAAGTTACGCTCCATTGTCTCTTTGGCAGTCATTTCAATACTAAAATAAATACTACTGTTACCAGACTCATATTGATTAACAAAAAGATTGCTACTAGCAATAGATTTACCAGATCCCCGTTTACCCCCAATGAGAATGAGTTCTTGGCGAGCCACGCCACCAAGCACACTGTCAAAGCCGTTATTAAGACCAAGGTAAACACGTTCTTTTTCCAAATCTTCTGGATGGCTGAACATCATCATGTCAGCCATTGTAAACACTTTTTCGCTTGTGTGGGTCTTTTCTTCAATCGTAAGTGCGATTGTAGCTAAGTTTTCTTTTATTTCATTTGTATCGTAGAGGGGTAATTTGTCTACGAATTTATCTAATAATTTTACCGTTTCGTTTTGAGTATACTGGTCGATTAATGCGTCCAGGGCTACTTCTGCGGAAACGTCTGGTACCTCGGTTAACCGGAGAGTTGCCAGTGTTTTAGACGCCGGACCCTCCCTTAAGGTTAGCTCAAGATCGTCAAAAGACGGAATTGCGCTGTACTTTTCGTAGTATTTATTTACTACGCTGTACAAGGAAGAATACGCAGGGTCTAAAAATACCAACTTGAGCTTAGCCCAGATATCTAGGTTACGCTCAGTTAATAATTTGTTTAAGACTACTGCACTAGTATCCAAAGTTACCCTACTTTCGCTTCATTGTCGATAATAACTTGATCTACGATTTCAGTAATCTTGTACATTACTTGCTCTCGTAGTTTTTTTAAATCTTGTTGATAAGTTGCACCACTATCATACAGCAAACTCAATTGTTCATGAGTTATCAACTGCTGTAATCCGAAATAGATGTGGTCATAAGCCATTGTAGATTCTGGCGTGATTTCTACTTGTGCGGCTTTTCCATAATTATGCACAGCCTGTTTAACGACTTCTTCCATCGTAAACGACTCGTTGTCATGGTATGTGATAGTTACCTTCATACTATGAACCTCCTAAACAGAAAAAGCCCGGGAGCTTTATGGAACTCCCGGGCTACTGGTTTAAACCAAATTAAGCGGCTGCTTTAGCTTCGGCTTTGGCTTTTTTAGCTGCACCATCATAGTCAGCAACTTTGATACCACGGCGAGTCAGCAATGTACGCAGACCACGCTCTGTTTTGTCAACTTTGGCAGCAATTTCAGCCACAGTCATAGTGTGGATAGCGCTACCAATGGCAGTTACTTGGTCAACCGACTCTTTGGCATGAGATTCTTTTTGTGCTGGAATCTTAGCAATCTGACCTTTGCGTGTCAGGCTCAGTGCTTTACCGCGAACTGAGGCAACAGTCTTGTTGAGCTTAGCTGCGATTTCTTCAATATAGCTGCCAGCATCTGCCATACGCACAAAAGTCATTTCTTCGGCTTCTGTGTAAGTACGAGCAACTTCAACTTTTTCAGCTGGCTTAACACTGCCGGTCAATTCTAAGGCAAGCAATTTACCTTGGATTTGCTTGGCACTGAATTTACCATCAGCAAAGTTTTCGGCAATTTCTTTGTAGGTTAAGTTACCAGCATTTGCACTAACGAAATCGGCAAGATCAGCGCCTTCGTCAGCAGTAAACGCACTGGTTTTTTCTTTGGCAAGACTTGCAACTTCACGGTCTAGTTGACGCAGTTTTGATGCAATACTACGAGTGGTTTTACCCAATTGTTCAGCAGCACGCTCAACGGCTTCAACGCTAACGGGGCTTTCGCTGCCAACGATGTTCATCAGTTGGTCAACAGCTTCGTCAGACCAGTTTTTAGTTGTTTTTTCAGTCATTTTTATTTTCTTTCAAGAAAGTATTTAGGTTTGTTATGATTTGGATGCCAAGGGATTCGGCTTTTTTGCGTTTTGTACTAGCTTTATCTTCTTCATCGACTAAATAGTCTGTGGTTTTTGTTACAGTCTCTACTGCCTTGTAACCGGCAATTTCCAGAGCTTTATATGCTTCTGCTTTAGTTTTGTAAGAAGATAGTTTTCCAGTGATACAAACAGTCTTAGAATTATTGTTACTGGTTGTAGTGGAATTACGATTGGACTTAAAAGAGAACGGCAAAAACTCTTGTAAGTCAGGGAAATCTGTTTGTAGCCAGCCAACTAAGTTTTCTGTAACTTTGTCGCCTAGGCCAGCTTGTTTGCAAGTTTCGTAGTTGATTTCATTAATATGTTCAACCACACTGCAAATCTTTTGTGATGCCGTAGCACCCACAAGTGGAATACTGAAACTAGCCAACACTATGGCTAAGTCGGCACTCCGAGCACGATCAATTTCATCAAGCAATTTGAGTGCAGTTTTTTCACTACCCAAGGCTTCCGTTACACTATCTTGGTCAAGATAAAATAACTCAGTTAGGTCTTGGAGATTGAGTTTTTCAACACTCTTGGGACCCATGCCTTTGATACCTAGTGTCTTGCAAAAGTGTTCAACTTTTTTGCCCAGCTGTGCACCGCAAGCTGTGTTGCGACAAAACAATTGGTCGTTGACCAATTCAAGTTTATAATCACAGCAGGGGCAGGTTGTTGGGATTTCTATCTTCATGTTGTTTTATCACTTTGTAGACTATATTATACTGGATTAGGTATGGTTTGACAAGTGTAAATTTTTACTCCTCAAGCATCAACTTTGTGCAAGATGCAAGGAATAATTTCTCCGGCTCTGATAACAGCCACTCGGTCACCAATACGTAGGTCTAGCATTTCGATAAACCCTGGATTATTTAATGTTGCTCGGCTGACCAAGGCATCGCCAATAAATACTGGTTCTAGCATGGCAACAGGGGTAACTTTGCCGGATTTGCCAACTTGCCACTCAACTGCAAGCAACGTGGTTTCGACATGAGCGGCACGCTCTTTTTTAGCATACGCACCTCTGGGATGCTTGGCTGTGTAGCCCAGTTCATAAAACTGGGCATTGTCGTTGACTCGGAACACAAGTCCATCACATGGGAAGATTTTGTCAAGGTCTGGTTCATTGATTACACCAAAACCTGCCAAACGTAGCGTATTCATGTCTGCGTTAAAAGTATCGTGCAAGCTAGGCTGTACACCATAAGCAAAAAAGCTGAGTGCACGTGAGCGAAACTCGTTTAGGTCTTTTAGGTTAAGTGCACCTGCTGCGTAGTTACGGCTATTCTCAATGTTGATCGGAGCAACAATCTCGCCAGTAACTTGATGTACGCCTTGAAATGGTACTGTTTGCGGTACAATAGGATTGCCCAAGAATTTGTCTGTGACAATTTGACCTTCTACACCATCCCCACGGGTAAGAACTCGAACAAGATTACCATCAACATAAAGTAGGCTAAGAGCTGCCCCGTCCAGCTTAATACTAGTAGCAATGCCTCGAATACCTTGGAGTGGTTGGGTTCCTTCATCTTCGTAATACTTTTGTAAACTGTACATCTGGTACAGGTGTCGCTCGGTTTTGGAATTTTGTTTAGCACCCACAGCACCATAACCCACACTTTCAGCAAGCGTATCAAACTGTGCATCGCTAATAAAGGGTGAGCCTGCATAATAAGCGGCTGAAGCCGAATCGAGATATTGTGTGATTTTGTTCATAGCAATAATTATAACACTTTAGGGTCAAATAAACAAGTTAAGATTTTAGCCGCTCACTATAGTGTTTGATAATTTCTTCGCCCTCAGCTACACTACAAATTTCAAAAAGTCCGTCCAGTAATGCGTAAATATTTTCAGTACTAGCAGGGATCGAAACGCCTTCACGACTGGGAATCCACTCGCCTTCGTATGATAGAAAAAACTTGCGAAGCTGGATATATGTAATACCGCGGAAGTCGTTAACAGCTAGACGAATCTGGAACCCTTTGTCCATGTTTTCGTCAATGATCTTTGAGTACTGTATATTCTCATCCATAATTATTGACCTTTTGGCGCAGATATAATTTTAAGTAGGTTTTCTGGTGTTGCTTCAACAGCCCAATGCACTACAATCCAGTCCTGTATACAGTTGTGTGCAGTAATATTATTATTAATATCAAGCCCATGTGCTTTGTTGTAGGCTATACCCTGACGCTGCCAAGTATCCCAGTACTCGGTAATAATAGCATCCTCAGAGTATACCATCCACACGGGCTCACTTGTTGCACCAATAGGTTCAGCAAATAGCCAATGTCTCATATTATTTTGACATCATTAGTGCGTTAAAGTTGCTGGGCACAACAATAGTCTGAACTTTACCTGCTTTAATACCTTCGGAAATATTCAGCATAGCTTGTGCCTGCATAAATGCAATAGAGCTACCACTATTGTTAGCCAGGGCAGCCATACGACGTGATTCAGCTTCAGCAGTCTTAACTTCAACTTCCTTTTGCTTTAGCTCGTTTTTGCTACGAACTAGGGCGTTCGCACTTTCAACCACAGTATCGCTGGGCACAACATTACGAATCATGACCTGGCTAATTGTGATAGAACCGTCCAACTTCTCTTCAGCCAAGTTACGGATGATTTCTTCTTTAATGAAGTTTTCCATCTCAGTACGGTTATCGGCCATGTCCAATGCTTCGTACTTGCGAGCAGCCTTGTAGATGGAGTTACGAGCGTTCTGCACAATGTAGTTGTACATCACATAGGTGTCGCCCTTGAATTCAGCGTGAAACGATTTGTTCTTAGTCGAGTACAACTCAGCAACAGCCTGTGGGTTGATGTTGTATACTACAACAGCATCCAAGTCTTTCATGGTTGAGTTGTCTTTGGCAACAGGAGTCATGTTCTCCAACGACACGTTTACATCCTTGATGGGGAAAGTCATCACAGTACCAACCAAAGTCTGGTTAAAAGAGCCAGGCAACAGTTCGCCGCTTTGAACTTGTTTGTCAAAACCAACGCGAACGCCTACTTCACCCGTTTCAATACGAGTGCAACCAGTAGCCAGAACAACAGCAGCAATAACAGCAGAGATTTTAAAAATAGATTTCATATTAGAATGTTTGAGTGATAACAAAAAGAATTAGTGCGGAAGCTGTGGCAAATGCCCCAACTTTAAAAGCAAGCTTATACTCACGTAATGTAAACTTACTAACTGTGTTGTAAACAAAAGCTACTAGTAATGCTACTAGCACAAATGCTATAAATATTTGAATCAAATGCGTACTCCTAGTTCGCGAAGATGTTCTAAGCTGGCAAGTTCATAGTGTTCTTGCCACGCCGATTGTAGCCACTTGTCTGATAATAAGAAGATGCGGTAAATATATCCATATTGTTCAGTGAGTTTTTCAACTTCAATGAGTGCTGTGCTATCATACTTGGTAGAGTACACAACTTCGCCTACTTTAAAGCGCTCGCGCTGTGCACCTTCAGGAACCATTTCAGGACTAAAGTAGCTTGATCCAGGCACACGAATTGGAACTGCGTTTTCTTCAAGAATACGCTTGATGAATGTTGGTGAGCGATACGTCATCTTACTAATAGCATCCACGGTCTCACCCGCCAAGTATTCCGAAATAATGTACACCATATCCTCACGACTGGCGGGCTTACCACGTAACTCAGCGCGACGTTTGGCATCACGTGCTTGAGCTTTTTTAAACTCCTCAAGGATTGTGCCCAGTCTAGTTGTGTTATATGCCATGCCCAGTATCTGACAAGCATCTTTTTTAGTAATAGGTTTAACACCTTCTTCGGTGGGTTCTAGCAAACGGATAACTCGGCTAATGTTGGCCGGAGTCATCAGTTCGGTTTCCAGTTCGCTTCGTTTTTTGGTTGCCATATTAATCCTTTAAAAACAAAGGCGGCACAGGGCCGCCTTGATTACTTGATGATGCTGAGAAAATACACTGCTGCTTTGCCAGTGAGTTTGCTAAGAATGTCTGCATCAACTGGTTTGTTCATGTCTTGGATAGCAGCGGTCAAGTCAGCAATAGCTGATTCTTTACTAACGCGAGCAGGTTTGTCGCCAGTAGCAGCAGTTTTTGTTTTTGATGCAGAACCAGCGGCGGGGTCTTTTTTCACATAAACGCCAGCTTGTACTAGCACCATGCGAACACCGTTTGGCGATTGCTCAAATTCTTCTGCAATGTCTTTGATAATTTCGGTTGAGTTTTCAGGCGTTGGGCCTGCGGCTTCATATTTGCTGATAACTTCTTGTTTGAGTTCGTCTGTCCAGGTAGCGGCCATGATATGTTTCTTTCTGTGATTTAAAATAATATTATACAGCCTATAGCTGTTATATTCAAGTTTGTATTTTTATGCGAATTCGGTGGTTACGTTTGTCATTCGGGCTGGCACAAAGCGGCGATAGTTATTGCCAAGATCAAAGTCAGCGTATAGTGCCATGCGCTGATTGTAGACTTGAGTTTCAAGATCGCGCAGTTGTTGCGTAAACTTGGCATAAGAATCCATGTCTAGTTCACTTACATCAATGCCTTCAACGTGCTCAGTAGGCGACACCAATTCAACAAGTGTACGTTGACTAACATCGCCATTGGGTTTTGTGTAGGTGAATTCTTTGATTTTCATTTGTGAGCCTTTGTGTGTTCGATAAGTATATATTATATCAAATAACCACTAACAGTGCAAATTTAAATTTTTGGATCTGGTTTTAATATTTCTCGTGCAAGTCCGCTGCTAAATTTTTGTGCCATTTGCTCACTGAGCATTGGTGGAATCAGCAGGGGAGCCACTAATGTGCTTACTAGTACGTATATTACTGTACTAATTTTGGGATATTCCGTAAAGGTATTTTCAACACCACTAGCTTGTGCTTGCTGCACCAGCGGCCAAAACCAGAAAATGCAAGCAGTAATTGAGGTACTAAATGCAAATAGCAAGTAGTAGCCAATCAATTCCATGTGCTGCCTTTGCGAATAAAAGCACGAGCGCCCAGCGAGAAGTCAACCTTACCTTGTGGTAAACCAACAAATAATCTGGTACTAGGCATGCTTAGTGCTGCCTGCTGCACTTTAGGGTTATTACTAAAAAGTTCTTTGGGAGCACTTCCGCAAAATTCTTTGAACAATTTTGCCAGGCGAATTGCAGTATGCGACCATTGTTTGGTAATCGGAGCTTTGCGCGCACGGCCCACTTCTAAGAGCGCGTTTTGCACTTGCTTATTATTAGGTTGAAGTTTGAGTTGTTTTTGCAGACGACGCTTGCGGTTGGCTTGAGTACGCTGTACGCCTTGTGGTACACTGGGTGCGCTTGCGGCTTGTGTTTTAGATTTAGTTGCCATTTATAACTTTCGGATTGTGTATGCGCCAGGATTGTCTTCAACAGGAGTTAGTTCAACTACGCCAGCAGTTTCCAAGAATTGTAATACTTGAAATGCTTCGCCATAGGTTTGAACTACCTCACTGGGTTCATTTATAGTTTTGGTTACCCACTCCAACAACTGTAGGGTAACTGGAACACTTTTAGTGCTTGAAAGGCCAGTTAATAGAGATCTGAATGGGTTCGTAGTCAATGGAATCCTCTGTGGCGTATGCTTGATTGTCTCGGGTAACGTAATCTTGAATGCGTTGTGAAGCCTCTAGAGACTTAGCAATTTTATAGCACTCATTAAGAGCAACTACTAGATCAGGGATACTGTCTACTGAAATAGGCATAAATCGGTCACAGCCGTCAACAATTGCAACTTCTTCTGTGCCGCCTGGATTAGTGCCAAACTCTACATAGTTGTAGTAGAAGTTACCGGCCTCATCGGGGCCAAAAAGGTTGTCGTCTCCGAAAGCATCAACATCTTCGGCAGGAACTTGAGCAAAATTAATTTTCATGTGATTTGGTTAGTTGGGTTGCGTTGTTAAAGAATAATTATATCAAAAAGTAGTAACAGTTTCAAGTGAATATTTCTGCAAACAAAAAACCCACCTGGACGGTGGGTTAAGTGGTGCGCTAGACTGGAATCGAACCAGTACTCGATCGATTATGAGTCGACTGCTTTGCCTTTAAGCTACTAGCGCGTTTGATTTGCTAAAGTTTTATACCCACGGCCTGTTGGGTGTACGCCGTCGTTACTCATTTGGTCCTTGGGTCGTGGTAAGATTATATCACCATATTGGTTAGCGATTTTTACTATTGCTGCGTGTGCAATAGGTTTTCGGTCTTGGCCTGGATCAATCCAAAATACGCGCGTACCTTTAACGGCTTCACGCATTTTTCGTAATTCTGTTTCAGTTTTAATGCCTTTGTGGTCATTAGCACCCAAACTAATAATTACGGTTTTTGCTGACTGGCTAGACGCTTTGTCTAAATAGTCTTTATTCCACTGCCAGCTATTCCAGCCACCACGAGAGTAGCTTACACACTCAGGTCGTTGCATGGCTGTGCCAACAGCAATTGAATCGCCTATGATTAAGCAGTCTAGCATTTAATCCTCTAACGCAACATAGTCTTCTTTGCCTACACCACACTCTGGGCATTCAAAGGTATCTGGCAAATCTTCCCAGCGGCCTTCAGTTTCTGGATCGTGAACGTGGTCACATACTATACAAATATGCATCATTTTACTGTTTCCCAAACTTGTTGATATGCTTCTGCGTGACGTTGTTCTACACGCTTGAGTGCTGCAAAGCGTTTTTGTGCTTTGTCTAGTACAGTTTTGAATTCTTGCGCGTGCTGTAGACTTTCGCGGCCTTGTTCATTAAACTCGCGAACGGATTCAATATTGTGCTCAGCTTTTGCCTGACGCTCAAACTGAGGGTACATAGTTGTGTACTCGTAAGTTTCGCCTTCAATGGCTTTTTCCAAACATACTTTGGTTGAGGGTCGCCCAATAAGTAGCTCAAGATGACCCCAAGCATGTTTTAGTTCCTGTGCTGCGGTGTGTTCAAAATGCTTGGCAACGTCTTCAAAGCCGTCTTCACGAGCAATACGTGCAAAGTACATGTACTTTGTGTATGCCATTGATTCCCCGGCTAAGGCACTTTCCAAGTTTTGTAATGTTATTGACATTGCTTTTTTACCTGTTCTAGTGAAATTGGTGTGTAATTTATTCTTTCCATGCTTACGTTAAAATAACGGCGGTCTGGAATTTGTGATAGTGGCATACGTACCACATTGTTGTGTAAGTGTCCGTGCACATTTAAACTCCAGCGAGCTAGGCTCTCTGGGTGAATTGGAATATGTGTTAGAATGATTCCATCAAATTGATGTGATCCACGAATATCTTTGAAATATTGTAAGTATTGATTAGCGTTAGCTAGATCATGATTGCCTTTGATCAAGACCTTCTCGCCGTTCATGCGCCCAAGAATTTCTAAACCCTTGGCATTGCGACTCATAGATACGTCACCTACAAAATAAACTTTGTCGGCGGGCTTTACTACACGATTGTGGCAGTAAACCATATGTTCATTCATGTGGTCAACATCATCAAATACCCGTAATGGAGTATCATCCTGATTCTTAAAACCAAGAATATTTTTATGATGAAAATGGTGGTCTGACGCGAAAAAAATGTTTGCCATAATGTAATAATCCCCGAATAGTAGTTATTATACTAAATTCAGGGATTTGTGTCAAATTTAAATAATTTAGGGTCAAGGGTAACCCTAAGTGACGCATCCCCTGGGTGATCACGCGCGTGTACTCATGCCCTTAGCGTTTGTTTATGCTTAAACAGGTTTAACTGGCCAAACAATTTCTCTGGGAAACCCAGGTTGAGCTGTAATATCTCGCAAAGCTTGGCGGTATGTTTTCCACTCTTGTGCTTTTTCAGCAGGCATTGCTACATCTGAAAGTTGTGTCCAGTCACATTGTAAAAGCAAGCCATCCCTTTCTCTTTTGAACCAAACTGACAACTGGTCATCAGAAGGTCCATAAAATGCATCTCTTTGTTGGTGTATTTCTTCTGGCGTAGCATCTCGTTCTGCACCAATTCCATGATCAAAAACTTTAAACATATTTATTGTGTTCCATATAGTCTAATATTAATTAGATTCGTTAGTCCAAGATTTAAGTTAATACTGTCCAGACTGAAACCTGAAGCACTAAGAGTGGGGGTGCCTACGGCTAGATTAGCGGCAAAGTAATTAGTACTAGTACCACCTTCAATGCTCACATTCCACATTTGTGGTAAAGTGGCTGACATATTTCTTATTTTTGTCATAACTACCCTACCTTTCCAGAAGCTATTGCCGCCGCTAAAGCTAGTTAAAAGATTTGAACTGTTGCTAGCCTGTTGCACTCGGGTGACAGTGTTCAAACTTTGAGTTGTTAATAGTAACTCATTAGTCGCAGAGGTAGTGAATAAAACACTAGTAGTACCTTCTGTGAGTGTTAAACTACTACCCGCAGGCCCGCTGTATTGAGTACCGTTCCAGACTAGTACTAGTTGATTATAAGCGCTTAAACCATAGAAAGAATGGCTGCCATTTCCGGTGGCAGTGTTGCTAACTTCGCCTAGAAGCTTCATTGGTTTTGTTGTTTGAATACTGCTATCATTAAACGTAATTCCTGATGAGCCAATAGTTACTGCCATAGCATATTCCTTGCGTTATTTTGCATAATTATTTCCTATAAAACGGTGCTTGAACATACGTCAAAACCGTTAAAATTTCTAAATGGTATAAAGCATATTAATATACCAAGCCTAGTATGTTGGGCACGTAATTGTGCAAACAAAAATACCCTAAATCCAGCACTATTGTACCAGGTTTAGGGTAATTTTGCAAGTGAAAATTTTTTGTGTTGGTACATCGTGACGGGATCGAACCGCCGACCTACTCCGTGTAAAGGAGGCACTCTACCGCTGAGTTAACGATGCATGGTGCGGGCTAAGGGAATCGAACCCTTGACTCTTACTTGGAAGGAAAGAATTTTACCATTAAACTAAGCACGCGGTTTAATTTTTTAGTTGTGGAACGTATTCCGTACCGGCTCCACAGGCACCAGGTTTACCTACCATGTTGTGATAATCACTGACCATGGTTACATACTCGTAGTGGTATTCGCGCAGCTGTTCACAGCGATCTAGTGCAGCTGTTAGTGTTGGTACATCAACGCCTAACGCTTGTCCTGTTTCAGGGTCTGTGTAGTATACTCGGTACATAATTTTGCTACTTTGGCGCCGGTTAAAAAGTGGTGCGGGCTACAGGGTTCGAACCTGCGACATCTTCGTTGGCAACGAAGTGCTCTACCAACTGAGCTAAGCACGCATTAAAATGGTATATCATCAAAGTAGTCGTCTAAATAAGGAGGTTCGTTGGTTTCTCGTAACTTAGGCTCTTTAGTAATAAAAGGCTCTACTTCTTCTGTGTAATATTGCTGCTGCGACTTATATCCAGCGTGTTCTGCAATAGTTTCAACAACAATTGCTTGAAATTTTAACAAACCTTGTTTATCTGCCCAAATCAAATATTCGTAGTGATCGGGAATAACGTCGCATACGCGGCATCCAGCTAGTTTGCCGATCAGTATATTGTCAGTCATGCCTAGCAAGGGTGATTTGAGATTTTTAAAGTTCAGGGCCATATATAACCACACCAAGTGCCAGGGCTTCTTACTAGACCCGTTCGCCACTAGTAAACTAGGCACTACCGTGGAGTCAAGGCTGATGTGGTTATATATGGCGGAAAGCAGAGGAGTCGAACCCCATCCGTGTTAACAGAACCTGGTTTTCAAGGCCAGTCGCAGGACCAACCCCGCTGCATTACTTTCCAAGGACACACATCTCATGTGCCTAGTGTTTCGTTTTGTGTATGCGCATAACACTTACTGCGCTGAGATTTATTCTTCACCGGTTTCTGAGACTTCAGCTTCGCGAGCCGCTTGCATGGCTTGCAATCGCTTGACCACTTCATCCGAGCCCATCCAAATGTCTTTGTTGTGCATCATGCTGGAGATTTCTTCTGTGGTCAAAAAGCCACTATAAACCTCAGTCATGAAATTTTCTGACCAAGTACGCTCAAACTGTAGCTGATCGTACATTTCGCCGCCTTTGCCAAATGTTCCAGCACTATAGTTGTGAAACATAAATAGGCTATGCGGTGTAACTTCTTGACTATGACCGTGTAAGAAGATCATGGTGGCTGCACTCATGCAAGCGCCTTCTACACTGCACACAACTGTGGCATCTGTGTCCGACATAACACGCAAGAACTGTAGGGTGGTAAATAGGTCACCACCAGGGCTGTTGATATAGATGCGAATTGTGTCTGTGGAACCTGCATTGCGAATTATATCAAACCATTCAATGTATTCTTCAGCATCACCAATTTCACCAGTTAGATAAAACTCATGAATGTGTGCCACTGGTTTGGTAAAGTTGTTTGAAAATTTGTTGGATTCAAACAATTTAGGGTCGAGAATATTAGACTTCATAAGTTCCTTTACTATAGTTTAGCATACTACCCATGCTGGGTGCTCCCAGTTACCCGCGGAAGGTATTGCTGCAGGCGACTCCGCATTTATTTATTAAGTGGCAAGTAATGTGCTAAACTATAGTGCCAGTATTCTGTTACGAGGAACTGGCGAAACCCTAAGCGGCGTTTAGGCTGCTAATGCGTACGTATTATCGTTTGCAGTTATTTTTGTTTTGTGTCTGCGGCCAGGAATCCCCAACCCTACGGCTTCTACCTTGCCGAGTTGTCCACTCTTGTACTCATTACCCTGTCGAAACCATGGCAGGCCCATTAGGAAGTGTACTGTTGCGCTTGTGTCTAGGCTTTTGTAGACTTATTTATTTAACGTGGTTCGTATCCCCCACTCCTAAACACACAATACACTTCCTGGTGGACCTGGCGGGAGTCGAACCCGCGTCCAGAACATTTTTCTATTTGCTTCATACAACCATATATAAGTACACCCCACTAAAGCCCTCAGAGGTTTCTTTCATTTAGGACGTGTACTTATATATGGTGCCCTCAGTCGGTTTCGAACTGACCACCTACCGCTTACAAGGCGGTTGCTCTACCAAATGAGCTATAAGGGCATGGGCAAGTGTTTATTACAGAACACCCGCTACAAAACTGACTATGGATGTACCCATAGATTTTAAATTGGAGTAGGTGACAGGACTCGAACCTGCATAGAACGGATTTGCAATCCGCTGCGTAGCCGTTCCGCCACACCTACATTAAATTTGACGATTACGAACCACTGTTTCAAAATTGTTAAAACAGCGCTCAAACTTCATTTGATACATTTGTTTAAGACCAATCAGGTAGTTCATACGCTGGTCTTCGTCCATGTTGTCATACATATCCAAGTAAAGCTGAATGTCATCACAAACATTCCAGCATTGCATAATATTTTGTTCTAGGTCAAAGCGGTCTGACATTTTAGTTGGCCAATACAAATTTTAAACGATCAGCAGCATAGCTTGCTGCAAAAGCATTTGGTTTAACTTGAGCATCAATGTTGCAAGTTCCTTTAATATATCCAACAGCTTGTTGCACAACAGCAGAACTCTTGTATCGTAAGTTAGGGTTAATATCTAAGTGTACTTCTACGTGACGATCTTGTAACACATCCGAGAGTTCGTGAAATAAGTCACTTACTTTATAGACTTCGTTCATTAAACGTAGGCTAGGCTTATCGGCTTTTTGATCCCAGTCACGCTCTCGTGTGATTGAACCAAAAATCTTACAGCCATGACAGCCGTCAATATGTACAACAACTGCTAGAGTATAGTCCGCGTGCCATATCCCAGATACCTTAACACGCTCCGAGTCAGCACCAAGATAAACTCGTGTATCGGCACTTTGTGCTGCAATAAAGTCTTTGACTTCTTGAATATTGAGTTGGTACATGATATATTATAAAATTATAAAGTGTAAACGTCAGGATGTCAACCCTGAATTTTTCGATTGCGACCTGTTATTGTGTGATAAAGCTAGGTTTGGTGGCCTACCAAACTTTCAACGCTTTAGGGTTTGTTTACCCAATTCCTAGTAATGTGACTATAATAATTTCGGAATACTTACTTGCATAATGCCTACAGCTTGGCCACTATACCAGTAATACACTACAGATTAACGCAACCTAATAAAGCCTAGACCTCTGCATATCTAGCACCTTTTCTCCCATTACAAGAGCGTTATCAGTCACGTTTACACTTTATAATCTTGGTCCGTCCTGAGAGATTCGAACTCCCACCCCAAGGCTTCGTAAACCCGGACACTATCCAGTTGTGCTAAAGACGGATGATTGGCAGAGGGTACAAGAATCGAACTTGTGACAAGGGAATCAAAATCCCGTGTGATACCATTTCACTAACCCCCAACAATTATGGCTCCATGGGCAGGGATCGAACCTACGACCAATTGATTAACAGTCAACTGCACTACCGCTGTGCTACCATGGAATATATCACCAGTGTCTTATAACACCAGCAATAATAAATATATTAGTTATGATATAGCACATAACAATTGCTGTTCTAATTAAAGCTACTCGATCAGCGGTATGTTCGTCGCCAACTTTTTCACCCAAGGCTTTTGCCCATAAGTTCCAAAACTTTTTCATATTTAATTCTAGCGCCCGGTGCGCAATCCCCGAGTGAGTTTCAGCAATGGAAGGAACATTGCCTACACACTATAGCGCATTTTCGCTAGAATTAAATATGCTGCTTACGATATACAGCGTGACGATTACGTTGTCACCGACTGGGTTACGGACGCTCTAACCGGAACGGCACGGACCTAAGGCAGGTTAGTTTTTGTGTG